ATTAACGAACTCATCAAGAAGCTCGATAAGCTGGACCGAAAGGAACAGCCGATGCGGGTTGATGTAGAAGGCGATCATGTCACCGTCACCAAAGGTGACGACGTAGTGACAGCGAGGAAGTAATGGCTGACAAGACTACAGCTACAACCGACTTTAACCTCGACCTCAATACCATCATTGAGGAAGCTTACGAGCGTTGTGGCGCTGAGCTGCGTACGGGTTACGACTTCCGTACGTCGAAGCGTAGTCTTGCCTTGCTTCTGATGGACTGGGCTAATCGGGGTATCAACCTCTGGACGCTAGAGGAAGGCACCAAGACGCTGACCTACAACGTCGGTACGTATGATCTGCCGGTAGATACGGTAGACCTGCTGGACCATGTGATCCGGACTGGGTCTGGTACGAATCAGCAGGACATCAATATCTCACGCATTTCGTCCAGTACCTACGTCTCCATCCCGAACAAGAATGCGACGGGTCGCCCGATTCAGATTTGGATCAATCGTCGTACGGGTGCCACGGGTGCGGATAATGTGATTGTCTACCCGCAATTTACGGTGTGGCCGAAGCCCGATAACAGCACGACTTGGATTCTGTACTACACCCGCCTGCGCCGGATGTTTGACCCCGGTACGGGTGTGAACGGACAGGATATCCCGTTTCGGTTCTTGCCCTGCATGGTAGCGGGGCTGGCCTACATGCTGTCGATGAAGATTCCCGGTGCGGCGGAACGCACGGCACTGCTGAAGGCTGAATACAACGAAGCTTGGGATTTGGCGGCAGGCGAGGACCGGGAAAAGGCGGCGGTTCGGTTTGTCCCACGTGAGAGCTTCTTGGGTGGTTACTAATGCCAAACAGGTTTGCAAGTGGCAAACACGCGATTGCGATGTGCGACCGGTGCGGGTTTCAGTACAAACTGCGCCAGTTGAAGTCGATTGTGATCAAGACCAAGAACGTGAATATCTTGGTCTGTCCGGAGTGCTGGGAGCCTGACCAACCCCAGTTGTCTCTTGGTCTGTATCCTGTGGATGACCCGCAGGCTCTACGGAACCCGAGACCGGACACGAGTTACTTTGCGGTCGGTAATGACGGTGCCAATGGTAGCCGTCAGATACAATGGGGCTGGGCACCCGTGGGCGGGGCCAGAGCGGATGATGCCGGACTGACGCCTAATGATTTAGCGCCGTTCGGTGAAGTAGGAACGGTGACGGTCGTTACGACCTAGGAGACTGAGATGGCTATGACTTTGAAGGAACACGCCAAACTTCCGGCGAACAAGGCCCACGGCAAAAACGCTAAGGGCTTTCGTGCTGGTGGCAAGACCAACAGCGAGATGAAGAAATATGGCCGGAATATGGCGAAGGTGATGAACCAACGCAGCCCCGTCCGTAAGTCCTCTGGCCCGAGGTAAGTGCCATGAAAGAATTAAATCCCGGCAAAATCCGACCGAACACCGACTCGACGGGGCGTAATGGCTACCCGGAGAAGGATGTGAACAAGGGCGTCACCCACATGGATATGAAGGGTGCTGGTGCTGCGACGAAGGGTAAGAAGTTCGTGTCGCAGATCAATCTTGAGAACAACGCCAAGTACAGGTCGGGCTGGTCGCCGTGAATTACACGCAGCTTTCTACACTGATTCAGGATTACTGTGAGTCTACGGAGCAGAGCTTCGTGGCTAATATCCCGACTTTTGTGCAGTTAGCTGAAGAGCGGATTTACAACTCCGTTCAAATCCCGGCCATCCGTAAGAACGTCACGGGAACGATGACGAATACTTTCCCGTACTTCCAGTTGCCCTCGGACTGGCTCTCGACGTTTTCGCTGGCCGTGATTGACCCGATCACGGGCGAGTACGAGTACTTGCTGAACAAGGATGTGAACTACATCCGCGCTGCGTATCCGCCGCCGAATAGTTATGGCAAGCCCAAGTACTACGCGATCTGGGACGACAACACCATGATCCTTGGGCCGACTCCCGATCAGGCATATACGGCTGAACTGCATTACTACTATTACCCGGCGTCTATCGTGAACGTAGGTAATACGTGGTTGAGCGATAACTTTGAGACGGTACTTCTTTACGGCTGTATCCGTGAGGGCTACACGTATCTCAAAGGTGATCCCGATTTAATGCAGTACTACGAGAATAAGTATCAGGAGTCATTAGCACTCCTCAAACGTCTTGGCGACGGTCTGGATCGTCAGGATGCGTATCGTTCTGGACAAGTTAGGATTCCGGTGACTTGATGTTTAACGGAAGTACAGAAATTGGTGATGTCTTTGTACAGACCACGGATCATCGCGGGCATACTGTAGATGAGATCGCAGAGCGTGCGGCCAACCGTATTCTCAGCGTTGATACGAAAGAAGCCCTGCACTATTGGCTTGTTAAGTACCTTAGTGAAGCACAAGAGGCTGAGCGTAAGGAAATATGCAAGAAGCTAGATAAACAGGGTTATTCGGAAATTGCACATTTAATTGGAGACCTATAATGGCTATTACTCAGGCAATGGCGACGAGCTTCAAGGTTCAAATCCTTGAGGGCGTACACAATTTTGGTTCAGGTGTCGTTCGCGCTTCGGCGGCTGCGGATGTGTTCAAGCTTGCGCTGTTCACTTCTTCGGCCACGTTGGGTGCTGCTACCACGGCGTATAGCACGACGGATGAAGTGTCCTCGTCTGGTACGAACTACCCGGCTGGCGGCTTGACGCTGACGATCTCGCAGGCTCCGACTTCATCGGGCACAACGTCTTTCATCGACTTCGATGACTTGACCTTCCCGAGCGCGACGATCACGGCGAACGGTGCGTTGATCTACAACGCTACGCAAGGTAACAAGGCTGTTGCGGTTCTGGCTTTTGGCGGTGACAAGACCTCCACGGCTGGTAACTTCACCATCCAGTTCCCGGCTGCTGCTGCTTCGACTGCGATCCTTCGCATCGCCTAAGTAGGCTACGTCTGTGACAGACGTAGTGGTAGCCCTTGACGGCTGGAACTCCATTACAGGATGGGGCGAAGGTGGTTGGGGCACAGCTTCTGTAAGCTTCACCGGTACCGGTGAGGTAGGCACTGTTGCGCTTGTCACAGATCAGGTTATTGCAGTCACCGGCCTTGGGGCGACGGGTGAACTCGGTACGGTATTTGTTAATACCGATCAGGTCATTCTTGTCACAGGGCTAGAAGCTCAGGCAATTCTGAGTGATGAAGTTGTCGTTGCTGATGCCATTGTTATTGAAGATGGTGTTGTAGGAACAGGTGAGACTGGCGATGTAACGGTCTTCCTTGAACTTATCGTACCGGTTACAGGCGTTTCGGCGTCTGGACAGATTGGTACGGTATCGCTTGTCACTGATCAGATTTTGTCGGTTACGGGAGTTGAGGGCACATTCCAGATTGGTAACTTTACTGTTATCTCTGGGCACACTCAGGTTATTACTGGACTCGCAGCGACCGGTGAACTAGGCGATGTAGCGGTCTTCACTGATCAAGTTCTGGCTGTAACCGGACTTGAGGCAACTGGAGAGACCGGGACGCTATCGTTCGTAACAGATCAGATTCTGGCTGTTACAGCTGTTGCAGGTACTGCTGAACTTGGCGATGCGGTTCAGAACTCTATATACCTCGTCACCGGAGTGTCCGGAACAGGCGCGGTCGGTACGGTAAGTGTTGAAGTTGCATACCCGGTTACAGGGGTTTCTGCGATAGGTAGTATTGGTTCTCAATCGCCCGCTGCTAACGTATGGGGCTTAATTAATACAAACCAGAACGCGAACTGGACGCAAATCGCGGCGTGAGGTAACTAAAGATGGCTAGTACATATTCAACTAATTTGGCCCTTGAACTGATCGGCACGGGCGACCAAGCCGGTACGTGGGGTAACACCACTAATACGAACCTCGGCACGCTCATTGAGCAAGCCATCTCAGGTTACGTCACTCAGGCCGTATCGACCGGCACTGACACGACCATCACGATCCCGAACGGCGCGACCGGTGTCGCCCGTAACATGTTCATCGAACTGACGGGAACCGGTGGGGCCAGCACAAACCTGATCGTGCCGTCTAACAAGAAACTCTACTTCATCTATAACAACGCTTCAGGCGCAGTGACCGTCAAAGTTGCTGGTCAGACCGGCGTCTCTGTTGCAGCCGGTGCCAAGGTCATCTTGGTGTCGAATGGTACGGATATTGTTGAGGCAACGAGTTATCTGACCGGGATTCCGAGCAGTTTAACGGTTACGACTCTTGACGCTACCAACGTAGAAGTTACGAACGTCAAGGCAAAGGACGGCACGGCGGCGATTGTTATTAGCGATACGTCGGGCAACGTCGGGATCGGCGGGACGGCGGGCGGCAACGTAAAAACTCAATTGCTGGGAAGTTTCCCGGTTTTAGGCGGCAACACCAACACAAACGGCATAGCCGTAGCAATGGAAGTGCCTAGCGCCATTACGAGTAGTGCTTACGTTTTTCGTTCGCTTCCGTCAATTGCCGCATCTACAGCAACAACAAATGTTTATCAGTATGGAGCAGCCAACGTCACATTAGGCTCTGGCGCCACGCTTACTAATAATTATGGGTTTTTTGCAGATGCAATGACATCTGCCACCAACAACTACGGCTTCTACAGCAACATCGCCTCTGGCTCTAACCGCTGGAACTTCTATGCAAACGGGACGGCAGCGAATTATTTTGCGGGGAATGTGGGAATTGGTACGGCAAGTATATCGTATAGAGTAACTAACAACTTTGACGCTCCCGCCACATGGGGAAACGACGCTGGTAATTTTATTGAGATGTGGCAGAACAGCGGCACCAATGCGCTGGGTGTTGCAATGGGTGATGACTCTATTGCGTCGTTTACCACTAACAACGGCTATAACCTTGTGCTTGCCACCGATGGAACGGAGCGTATGCGTATTGCTACGTCTACCGGCAACGTCGGGATTAAAACGACTTCTCCTAGCACCACACTTGCTGTATCAGGAACTATTTCTGACGTTGCGGGTAACGTCCGTGACATCCCATCAGCCGGTGCTGCAAAGACCTCGGCCTACACTTTGACTGTCTCTGACGTTGGCGAGTTCGTCACGGTCGGTTCGGGCGGCAGTATCACGGTACCCAATAACACGTTCACGGCAGGTAATGCTATCTCTATCTACAACGATACGACTGGCAACATCAGCATTAACTGCCCGATTACAACGGCGTACCTTGCTGGAACCAATACCGACCGAGCTAGTTTGACACTTTCTACTCGTGGTATCGCCAATGTCCTTTTCATTAATCCGTCTTACTGCATCTTGTCAGGTAATCTCACATGAGCGGGTTACAGCAATTATTTATTGGCGGTAGTTACGGCAATCCACCAACTAGCGTTGAATATCTCGTTGTTGCTGGCGCTGCCGGTGGTGGTGCTGGCGGCCAATATTATATATTTTGCGGATGGACATGGTACGGCGGTGGTGGTGGCGGTGGCGGCTTTCGCACTGCGACTGGATTTTCTATAACTAAAGGAACAACTTATACCGTCACGGTTGGTGGCGGTGGAGCAGGTGGAACAGACGGGGGCGCGTACGGTAACGGCGGTAGTAGTGGTACTAGTTCAGTGTTTTCTACCATTACTTCCGCAGGGGGTGGCGGAGGTGGAAGTGGCGGAGCCATTGAGCCTTATGACTGTGATGTATCAGGTTACGCTACTAATGGTGGTAGCGGCGGTTCTGGCGGCGGCGGCGGTGCTTGTGGCGAAAGCCCTAGTGCTACAGGTTTCCCTGTTTATCTTGGTTCTGGTGGAGCAGGAAATACTCCGTCTACTAATCCTGCTCAAGGTTTCGCAGGTAACAACTCTTTTGGATCGCCCGGACAAGCGTATGGTTCTGGCGGCGGTGGCGGTGCTAATGGTACTGCTGGTCCTTCTAATCCGCCGGGAGAAGCCGGACCCGGTAAGGCTTCATCTATTACTGGTACTTCGGTGGTTTATGGTCAGGGCGGTTATGCAGGTGGCTCGTTTTACGGTAGCGGTGGTTCGGGCGCTGCGAACTCAGGTAATGGAGGGCAGGGTGGTACTAATGGTCCAAAAGCGGGTGGAAGTGGCGGTTCTGGTGTAGTGATCATTAGATATTCTGATAGTTTTGATAACGCATCTGCTACCACAGGTTCACCCAGTTTAACTGTTTCCGGTGGGTACAAAATCTATCGGTTTACTGGTTCTGGCTCAATTACTTGGTGATACATGGCACATTTCGCACAACTTGATGAAAATAACGTTGTAGTTCAAGTAATTGTTGTTAAGAACAGCGAAATACTTGACGAAAACGGTAATGAGTCAGAGGAAAAGGGTATCGCCTTTTGTCAGGCTTTACTTGGTATGGAGCCCCGCTGGGTTCAGACTTCTTATAACGGTAATTTTCGTGCTAGATATGCAGTGATTGGGCACACATACTACCCGTCTTATGATGCTTTTATCGCGCCTAAACCTCGAAAAAATCCATCATTTATAATTGACCCGATTAAATTTGATTGGGTTCCGCCGGTACCTAGACCGACTGATGATGTTTATAAATGGAACGAAGATCTTGTGGCTTGGTTACGTGTTCCAGCGCCGTATCCGTCTTGGGTAATGCAGGGAGAACCGCTTACATGGGTTGCACCTGTACCGCGCCCTGATGACGGTGGTAACTACAGGTGGGATGAATCAAGTCTGTCTTGGATTTTAGTAACTCAGCCGTGAATTTGTATCCTATATTCCCTACGGCGGTTGCTAAATTTGAACTTGGGCGCGAGTTTAGTTCTGACGAAATCGCGTTTGTTGATTCCCAGCCAACTTATAAAAACATGGGTAACACGACGAGTAATGATCGGTATGTGTTGCAGCACTGGACGATGGCTAAACTACGCGAATTTACTGAAGCTTGCGTAGCTGAATATTTTAAGTCTATTTACGTACCAAAACACAGCGTATCGCTACGCTTGACGCAATCATGGTTGAACTACACTAAAGCCGGTGAATTTCACCATAAACACGCCCATCCTAACTCGTTTGTGTCGGGGGTTCTGTACCTCAAAGCAGATAGAACAAAAGACAAAATTCATTTTTATAAAAATTCGTATCAACCAATCACACTACCAACCGACAACTACAACCTCTACAACAGTGATTCGTGGTGGTTTGAGGTTGGCGCTGGCGATTTGATGCTATTTCCGTCAAGCCTGACACACATGGTAGAAACCGTGCAGGGCGATGATCGTGTGTCTTTGGCGTTCAACACGTTTCCGGTTGGGTATATTGGTGAGGAAGAAAGCCTAACCGCACTGCATTTGAAAGGGTAGCAATGTGAATTTAAGATATTTTGATGCCCCTATTACCTACGTTTTAATAGACGATTACTTTGCAGATAGCGAAGTAGCACAAATTTGGTCTGAGTTGCATGTTCTGTCTAAGCACTTAAGACCGGGATCAGAAACCGAATCTGCTAAGTTTCCGGATGGGACTATTAAAAAGAAAAACTCTGGTATTTTTTTACCTGATGTGTACAAAAACCTGATGGTTTCGCCAATTTTTTCTTTTAATAGAAAAATATTTTCTAGAGAAATAGTTGAAGAAATTGTAAGTTTTGACAGAGTGTTTGGGTATTTACCAATAACTAATTCTGACAATACTTTGGTGCAATTCTACCAGAATGGCGATTACTACAAACCGCACCATGACACGTGTCTGTATACATTGATAGTAGCGTTCTACAAAACGCCAAAGTTGTATGGCGGCGGGGTATTGAAGTTTGACGATTACGAGGTTGACTTAAAACATAACCAAGCGGTGTTTTTCCCATCTTACTTACAACACGAAGTTACAGAAATAGTTTCAACCTCAGACAATTTTATGAACAACAGGATATCTATTAGCACTTTTGTCGGCATTCAAAATAATTAATTTTAATTGTTAAACGTATATCTTAATTTTATAAAGGAGTACTAATGGAATCCGTCAAACTTGAAATGACCCTTGATGAAGCGGTCGCCATCGTAAATTTGATTGGCTCGTTGCCTACTTCGCAAGGAGCTTTCCCGCTTTATATGAAACTGAAGGAGCAGGTTGAACCGCTGCTCCCAAAGCCCGAGGAGGCTAAATAAATGAATACTGTATGGAAAGTTCGGCAAATAGAAGCTCTGTCTCAGAACGGCCTTGATAACGTCGTCGTGACGGTGTGCTTTGACATTGACGCAGATGAAGACGGGCTGAAGGGTTTTGTGCAGGGCGACACTAAGTTGCTTGCACCTGATGCCGCTAACTTTACCGACCTCGCCAGCATTACCGAAGATCAGGTCATTCAATGGACCAAGGATGCACTCGGCGCTGATGGCGTAGCGCGTTTTGAAGGTATGGCGCAGCAGCAGATCGACAACCAGAAAGCCGCGCAGCCGAAGGTCGTTCCGCTACCGTGGGCACCGCCGGTTGAAGTACCTGTTGAAGAACCCGTGCAAGTTCTTAACGAGGGCTAAGCCATGATGACAATGATCTCAACCTTCCTGTCTTTCTTGGCGGGCGGGCTACCTAAAATCCTCCAAATCTTCCAAGACCGGCAGGATAAGAAACATGAGTTGGCTCTCGTCGCTGCCCAAAAAGAGCGGGAGTTAGCCTTGGCTGAGCGCGGCTTTATTGCCCAAGCACGGGTAGAAGAGATCAAGCTGGAGCAAATTCAGACTCAGACAGCGGGCGAAGAACGCCAAGCCCTGTATCAACACGACATGGAGATCGGCAAAGGCGCGAGCCAGTGGATGATTAATCTACGGGCATCGGTTCGTCCGGTCGTGACCTATATCTTTGTGCTGGAACTTGTTGCCATCAATATTGCGGGTGTCTGGTACGCCTACAACACGGGTGTGCCGTTTGCCGCTGCGATGGCTGAAGTATTCTCGGATGACGAGATGCTGATTCTGTCTTCCATTATTGCGTTTTGGTTCGGGACACAGGCTTTTGGCAAAAAGTGAAAGTCAGCCCTGCCGCTATTCAGATGATCAAGCACCACGAAGGGGTGAGGACTAAGCCTTACCGCTGCCCGGCGCTTTTGTGGACGGTGGGCGTCGGCCATGTGATCGACCCGGCTCATGCGACGGTGAAGTATGAGGAGCGCAAGAATCTACCGATACCCGCTGGCTGGGACCGCATTCTCACGATGGACGAGGTGGATCGGATACTTTCTCAAGACCTTGGCCGGTTTGAGCGTGGTGTGGTTCGACTTTGCCCTGCTGCTGTTGGCAATCAGGGAATCTTCGATTCTCTCGTCAGTTTTGCCTTCAACGTGGGTCTTGGCAATCTCCAACGCTCTTCCCTTCGGATGAAGACGAACCGGGGTGAGTTTGAGGAGGCGGCTGACGAGTTCCTGAAATGGACTAAAGCTGGTGGTAAAGTACTGCCGGGATTGGTAAAAAGGCGCAACGACGAACGGGCGTTGTACCTGTCAGGGGTCTCGTAATGGCACTTCAGAAACTAGAACTGCGCCCCGGCGTTAACCGCGAATCAACCAGCTACGCCAACGAGGGCGGCTTCTTCGCATCCGACAAGGTGCGTTTTCGATCTGGCTACGCCGAAAAATTAGGCGGCTGGCAAAATATTAACTTTGCCTACACATATAAAGGTGTTGCCCGGTATCTCTGGAACTGGGTCACGGCTGTCGGCCAGAATCTTCTAGGCGTAGGCACCAACCAGAAAGTTTACGTAGAACTGGGCGGCGAGTTTTACGACATCACTCCGCTTGGTAACTCGCTTACGTTATCTAATAATCCGTTTACTACGGCGGCTGGCAGTAAAGCAGTTCAGGTCAATGCCACTGCACATGGCACATCTATCGGCACGTACGTTACTTTTTCGGGCGCTACGACAGTCGGCAGCCTGACTTTAAATGGTGCGTTTGAAGTTGCTTCGGTTCCTAGTGCCAACTCTCTTGTCATTTATTCGCCTACGGCGGCGGGTTCTACGGCTACCGGTGGCGGCTCTTTAGTCGTTGCTCAGTACGACATTGACGCGGGTAACGCTGTCTACACCACCCAAGTTGGTTGGGGCGGTCCTCCGTGGGGTAGTGGTGGTTGGGGGTCATCGTCCCCGGCTGGTATTCCGATGCGGCTCTGGTCAATGTTTAATTTTGGCGATGACCTGATCTTTGCTGAGCGTAGTGGCGAGGTCTACTTCTGGACTAAAGATACTTCTACGTGGGCACGAGCGGTTTCGCTTGAAGAGAAAGCCAACACGGTAGAGAAGACAGCAACTACGGCTACGGCTGCTTCTGGCGCTGCAACTATTGTGGTGGCTGACGCCACAGGCATTAACACGGGGTCTGTTGTATCAGGTACGGGCATTCCAACGGGTACTTTTGTAACTGCCGCTTGGACGGGTTCAACGTCTGTCACGCTTTCGGCAGCGATCACGGCCACGCTCACGGCTTCCGCCGTTTCTTTCAGTTTTGCGGGGCGTCATGTCCCCAACGAAACTAATGTCATCATCGACTCGCCCGTAAACGAATTCACGATTTGTATGGGTTCGACCCCATACGACCCAACGAACTTCAACACGGTTTTCAACCCACTTCTTGTTCGTTGGTCAGACCAAGGCAACCCGTACGAATGGGTGCCTGAAGTTACTAATCAGTCGGGCGAACAAACTCTGTCTCACGGCTCGTTTATTGTAGCTACGCAGAATACTCGTCAGGAAATCCTGATTTGGACAGATACTGCCATCTTTTCGATGCAGTACATTGGACCGCCGTTTGTGTGGAACTTTGTACTGCTTGATCAAGACATTTCGATTGCATCGCAAAATGCAGCGCAGACGGTTAATAACGTCACGTACTGGATGGGTCGTGACAAGTTCTTCATGTATACGGGTCGTGTAGAAACGCTGCCTTGCACCCTTCGTCAGTTTGTCTACAACGACATCAACTACGATCAACTTGATCAAGTTTGTGCAGGCAGTAACGAGGGCTTCAACGAAGTCTGGTGGTTCTACCCGTCAGCAAATAGTTTTATTAATGATCGTTATGTAATCTATAACTACCTTGAGCGTATTTGGTATTACGGCAATATCAATCGCACGGCGTGGTCCGAGCATACCCAGCGTAACTATCCAATCGCGGCGTTCTCTATTCAGACTTCGTACCTTGCTACGTCGATTGATTCGTCCATTACGACGATTGCCTTGGTAGATGCTGCAACGTACCCGTTAAGCGGTACGGTTACGATTGATTCTGAGCAAATCACGTACGCCAATATTGTTAACAATACCCTTACTGGGTGTGTGCGTGGCGTTAATGGAACAACGGCTACATCTCACACTCAATACACGGTTGTCAGTCTCAGGATTCCGAACCAAGTCTTGTTGCATGAAGTTGGCAACGACGATGCGTCGATCAATCCGCCCGTGCCGATTGAAGCGTTTATTGAGTCGTCGGACTTTGACATTCAAGACGGTCAGAACTTTGGCTACGTCTGGCGTATATTGCCTGACCTCAACTTCACGGGATCAAGTGGGGCTAACCCGTCTGTAACGCTCACCGTTAAACCCCGTCAGAATTCAGGCAGTAACTACACCGCTGCCGATACGCCGACCGTTACCCGAACATCGGTGATCCCAATTCAGCAGTACACCGGTCAGGTCTATACCCGAGTGCGCGGTCGTCAGATGGCGTTCCGTGTGGACTCAACTGATCTTGGTGTAGCGTGGCAAATGGGCATGATGCGTATTGACGTTAAACCGGATGGACGACGATGACCGTCGCTCGCGGTGTAGTGCCGCCGAATTTGCCGGTTGCTCCGACTGATTATCAGGTTCGATATCAGGATCAATTAACTAACATCCTACGTCTGTTTTTTAGCCAGATGGCTAATCGGGTTAATTCCCCGACCGCACACGCTTCGTACTTTGACACTACGACGCAGACGAATCCGGTAGCCGATGCCGTCAACTTATTTACTTATAACTCGGTTGTTACTCAACAAGCCGTTACTCGTGGCGTACCTACATCTAGGATATTTGTAGCCCAGACGGGTATTTATAACTTTCAGTTCTCGGCTCAGTTAGACAAGACGGGCGGTTCGGCTAGTGCGGTCTATATCTGGCCCCGTATTAATGGGATTAACCTACCGGATTCGGCTACCAAGATTGTCATCGACGGCCCCAACAACGAGATCGTGGCGGCTTGGAACTTTGTGTTGGTGATGGAAGCAGGGGACTACTTTGAGTTGGCTTGGGAGGCTGCCGATACCAACGTGGTCATCCCTTACGTAGCCGCTACGGGCAATATCCCGGCGATTCCGTCCATCATCCTAACCGTCACTTGGGTGTCGAACTACGAGGCAAACGAGTGATACCATTTAAGAAACCTTTCCCCTTGGGGGGCTTATGAACCAATATCCTGCGGCGGGACTTGCGTCCCTTGTAGCCGCTCAAGGCCGTGGCGGGGATAACACCCTTGTCCATATGACCCCCGACGAAGTGCGGGCTTTACAGGAACTAGCCCGTGCTCAAGGCATGGAACTGCCGGTCAATCCGGTAACGGGGCTTCCTGAAGCGTCGGTTCTGGGCAACTTCCTCAAAGCTATTTGGGGTGGGGTCAAGAAGATCGGCACGGCGGCAATTCAGAATCCGCAGCTCACCAGCACGTTAGTCGGCACAGCGTACGGGGCTATCAAAGGTGACCTGCAGAAGGGCCTCGATGCTGGTATGAAAGCCTATCTCGGCACGCAAGTGTTGGGTGGCATCGCCTCGGCGGTTGAGCAGTCTAAAGCTGGAATACCGGGAATTGCTGGCCCTGCTGGCTATAAAGAAGCCCCTCGTGGTGCGGATGACTTTGGCGAAATTGCGCCGGGACTTATCGAAGGAGCCGCAAAAGCTACTAAGCCCACGGTCAAAAAACCATTTGAAAACATCCTTGAGAGCATATTTAAAGGCCCTCAACAAGGTCAGGCACAATCGCAAGGATTAGGTTCTTTCGGGGACGTAGCTTCGTACATTCCGTTGATGTACTTGATCAACCGTGCCGAGAGCCAGAAGTACGGCATTCCGAAGGCGGAACCAACTCAATACTTCAGGACTCAGTTCCAGCAGGGTCAGATGAATCCGCGTTGGGGCGAGCCGGGACAGCCTTACTTCATTAACCGTGGCTACACGCCGGGGCAGTACACGCCGCAGAACTTTAATCCGCAGCAGCCTCCGCAGCAGCAACCCCCACCTACGCCAGCCCCTACTAGGCCCCCATCGTCGGGGCCATTAGATCAAGATCAGCAGCGTCCGTTCTTTATGGCGGGTGGCGGTATCGTGCCGCGTCCCAATCCTTCTTATCCGATGAGTCGGGTACAGCCTGCTGGCTACGAACCTCCGACCAATATGTTTACTGGTGAAGAGGGTTTTGCCGAAGGCGGTCTTTCGGAAACAGCGAGTAACCTACAAGAAGAGACTGACGAAGAAAGGAGGCGGAAATACTTCGAGGCTCTCCGCCCTTTCGCTCCCGCTCTGGCTGACTTTTACCGCAGCAATGCTCCCTCGGGCATTGCGTCAGCTCAGGGCGTGACTCCTTTTATCAGCGGTCAAAATGTAGATCCCACGAGAGCGGAGCGTCCTACTCCGCCCGGTTTTGATAATTACCTTAGTGATCTACGTACAGACTTAATTCCATTTAAACAGACTCCGCGTCCCTTGATGCCGCGACCTCCGACAGGCGTTGCATCTGGACCGGATTTGCAGCCGTATGATCCGGAACTAGCGGAGTGGTATCGGTCGTTGTTGAGACCGCCCGGGCCTGCTCGGGACATCAGTGACTATGAGCGTTATTTAGAGGCGCTTCGTAAAGACTTGAGCGGAGATTTTACTAATCGTCTCCGTCCTCCTGTCATGTATACGATGCCGCCTACGACGACCCCGGCTCCGACGATGCCGTCGTGTAAGGTCGGATTTACGTTTGATTTTGATCGGTGGCAGCTTGGACTAGATCCCTGCATCGAGAACACGCCGGTTCCGACACCCGGGCCTCCCGGTACAGGTGGACCTCCCGGCACAGGCGGACCTCCGGGAACTCCGGGACCCACAGGCACACCCGGCCCCACTGGCACACCCGGCCCAACTGGCACTCCGGGACCCACAGGCACACCCGGCCCCACTGGCACACCCGGCCCCACTGGCACACCCGGCCCAACTGGCACTCCGGGACCCACAGGCACACCCGGACCTACTGGCACTCCGGGACCTACTGGCACTCCGGGACCTACTGGCACTCCGGGACCCACAGGCACACCCGGACCGACGAGTACGCCTGCTCCGACGAGTACGCCTGCTCCGACGAGTACGCCTGCGCCAACTAGCACACCGGCTCCGACGAGTACGCCTGCACCCACAAGCACTCCGGCTCCGACGAGTACGCCTGCACCCACAAGCACTCCGGCTCCGACGAGTACGCCTGCACCCACAAGCACTCCGGCTCCGACGAGTACGCCTGCACCCACAAGCACTCCGGCTCCGACTAGCACTCCGGCTCCGACGAGTACGCCGAGTCCGACCACGCCCGCGCCTACGACGCCTGCACCTACGACTCCTACTCCCACTACACCGAGTCCGACGACGCCTGCGCCGACAACCCCAGCGCCCACAACTCCGGTACCTACACCGACAATCCCAATTTGTCCGCCGGAGACTCGTTTTGATTTTGATAGGTACTTAGCGGGACTAGATCCGTGTATACCAATTACACCAACGCCCAATCCTCAATGTTCTCAACGAGGATATGTTTTTGACCCAAGCGTTGGGCGCTGTCGATTTAACGGTTACGGCGACGGAGATTGTGAAGCCGTTTACGGTTACGACTACGAGTTCGATCCCGATGCTGACGGTGGTTTAGGTGCTTGCAGAAAGAAATCGGTTCCACCGACATCTGCACCGACTCCGGCTCCTACGCCTGAACCGACCGGATTTACTCCACCTCCTATTGGTGAATGTCCGCCGGGGACGGAAGCTGATCCGCTTCTGCAGCTCCTCGGCCTTACGATTTGTTCTCCTATCCGTGAGACGCCGTCCCCAAGCGGTACACCGCCGACTGGGACCCCACCAACCGGAACGCCGCCGACTGGAACGCCTCCGAGTGGTACGCCAAGTCCGCCAAGTGGTACGCCAAGTCCTCCGAGCGGTACACCAACTCCTCCGAGCGGGACACCGAGTCCCACGGGCGGTGAAACGCCGTCTCCGGATACGGGATGTCCTCCGGGCTTTAAGAAGCACCCGTACCGCGATGGCTGCATCTTCGACACGACTGAAGTAGAACTGCCGGATGAGTTTGGTAACTGCCCAGAGGGTTACACCAAGAACCGGACGGATGATTTCTGCTATCGCAGCACAGATACGGGTTTGACGAGTGGCACGACGCCACCTCCGTCTACGACTGCGCCTCCCGCGTCTACGCCGCCTCCGAGCGATGATGAGTTAATCGGTGAGTACGCTAGGAACGGTCGTTGTCGCTCAGGATATGTACCTGAAATCGGGCCTAATGGTTATCCGACCGGTAACTGCATGGTTCCGAATGACGAAAGAGAAATTGATCAAGCAGAAGTTGACTGTATAGCCAGCGGCGGTCGATATGACAGAACCACTGGAGAATGCCAAAGTGCTTATTACACTGGGTATTGCGTCAGTGAAGACGGACGAACGATATACCCGGCTGATCCTTTCTTAGGCTGCTGGAGAGGTGGCCGGTTTACTCAGGATAAAGGTTATGACGGGTATGATCCCAGCATGGCTTCTGGAGGCATCGTGAAGAGAAAGACTAAAAAGTACCAAATGGGCGGTATTGCTGAATTGACTCGCGACCCGCGCATGGGTGGTGCTGTTAACCCTGCAGATGGCTACAACTTTGGATTCGCTGCCGGTGGTTTGCCGATGATGCCCGAGTACAAAGCCGGTGGTAGACTCCTGCGAGGAGCGGGTGACGGCATGTCAGATGACATCCCCGCAGTGATTCGTGGTAAAGGCGTTCAACGCGCCGCTTTGGCAGACGGTGAATTCGTCGTCCCCGCCGATGTGGTGTCGCACTTGGGTAACGGCTCAACGGAGGCCGGTGCAAAGAAGTTATATAAAATGATGGAGCAGATCCGTCGTGCGCGAACTGGCACGGGCAAGCAGGCCCCCCAAGTCAATCCCGACAAGTACCTGCCCCGTTCGTCGCCTAAAAAGCGGCGTTGATGGAGGACATTTAAATGGCAGAGCCAACTACTCAATATAGCGTCACCTCCAACATCCCCGAGTGGGCCAAGGAATACGCCACTAAGCTTCTCGGTCGCGCTCAGGCGCTGACGGAACCCATCTACGATCCAAAAACTGGACTGTATACACCGCAGTACACCCCGTACGGTGGAAGGCTAGTCGCCGGATTCAACCCGCTCCAAGAACAGGCCATGAGAGATGTGGCCCGTATGGATGTTGCTCCGGAAATGGGGCAGGCCACGGGCTTTACGGGTTTGGCTGCGCTGCAAGCTCAAAACATGGGGCGATACAACGCTTTTCAACCCGGACAATTTTATCGTTCACCCATGCAGCGTCCCGGGATGATCCAGTCCTACATGTCGCCATACATGCAGGGCGTTGTTGAGCAGCAAAAGTCGCAAGCAGTTCAAGATTACAGAAGGCAGATTCCGGGCATGGGTGCAGCCGCAGCCCGAGTGGGTGGTCGTGGCGGTACTCGTGAGGCACTGCTTCAAGCGGAAGGGCAACGTAATCTTAACGAGCAGTTGCAAAACATTCAGGCCACGGGACTACAGAACGCATTCCAGCAGGCGCAACAGCAGGCTGCACAAGATGCTCAGCTTCGCGCTCAATATGGACTGGCTGGCGCTCAGTTGGGTGAAGAGTCACGGCAGTTTGGTGCCAATCTTGGCTTTACTGGACTTCAGCAGCAGTTGGCTGCAGCGCGTCAATTGGCTGACATCGGCGGAGCGACTCAGGCTCAGCGCCAAGGTATCTTGCAAGCGCAGTTTGGTGCCGGTCAGCAAGGACAAGACTTGGAGCAGCGCAGACTCTCCGCGCTCTATCAGCAGTTCATCGACGAGCAGCAGGCTCCGTATCGTCAGCTTGGGTTCATGTCGGACATCCTGCGCGGTACGCCTGCTTCGGCGACGACGACAAACATTTATCAGCAACCGCCTAACTTCCTTGCCTCTACGATTGGCGGTGCAGGTGGCCTTGCCACGCTCTTTGGAGGGTTGGGGCGATGATCGGTCCAGTCAGCGAAACCGGGCGAACGATGATGACTTCGCTCCAGCAGGCCATCCAGAAAGGGATGCCGCCTGAACAAGCCGTTGCTTATGTCAAAAGTATGGCAGTGGATGGGGTTGCGCCGTTGACGGACCTCTACTCCATGATGAAACAGTTCCAACGTCTCAAAGAACCGCAGCGCCAGATGCCGGAAGGCGGCACTTTGCGTGACCAGCTCAACATGCTGGAGAACGTGCGCGAGCCGATGGAGCAGGGCTTGGGTGGTATGGATGCAGGAGCGATGGAGGCTCCGTCATTTGCTGGCGGCGGTATCGTTGCGTTCCAGCAGGGTGGCGTGTCGGCTGCTCCTCCGATGGACCCGTCTGATCCTAACTACGTCAAAAATTTGATGGAGTACTACGGCCAGTACGGTAGACCGCAAGGCGAGTTTGTTGACGAGCGAATGGAAGCTAGCGAAGAGGCTGCTAAAAAGTATGGCCTCGGTCAGTACGGCGAGTTAGCCAAAGCGCAGAAAGCACGAGCGGCTGAGATGCAACGTGCCCTTCCGGGCCAAGAAGCCGAAGAGCGTAAGCTCGACCGTGCTGAGTTTTTCTTCAATCTGGCCGCTGCCGCTGCTGATCCCGGCGCGACGTTTGCGACATCTTTGGGTAAGGCAGGCTCGGGTTATACCAAGGCCCAACGTGCCACCAACGAGAGACTTCGCAATCTGCAGAAGGAAGCTCAAGATGCGGGCCTCAAGATGTTGGAAGCGGAGCAGCTCCGCAAGGAAGGCGACTACAAGACTGCGAATCAGCTTTACACCCAAGGTCGTGAGCAGGCCCTTGAGACCGGCATGAAGATTTGGGAAGAGACAGGTCGTCGAGAAGATCAGGCTGCGATGCGACGGACAATGATCGCGCAGGCGAATGCCGATCCGGGCGGACTCAAGGCGCTTACAGGTACACTCGCTAAACGGATCGCAAACGATCCAAATATATCTCCAGAAGATGCGTATGCACTGCTGACAGGTAAAACGAGTGGCAGCACTAAAAACCTAATCAATACGTACAATACTATGACGAAGCGTATTACTGACCTTCAGAAAATGCTTCCGAAGACTTTCGGCCCAGATAAAGCAGAGCTTCAGCAGGCGCTACAAGATGCTATCGCGGAAAGAGAACAGTTCAGAGCAAATAACCCAGAACTTGCTGACATTATTCCCGGTATGCAAGATGGTGCAGCCGCTCCTTCACAGAGCGACCCATTAGGTATCCGTCGATAAAATGCCCACGCTTGCAGAAATCCGTAGCCAGTATCCGCAGTACAAAGATCTGTCGGATCAACAGCTCGCCGAAGGACTGCATCGCAAGTATTACAGCGACCTTCCTTTTGACGAGTTTGCGGGAAAAATTGGCTACGCAGCCCCCGAAGAGTCTGGCTTTCTCCGTCAAGCAGCGGATGTACCCGTTCAGTTCGCGACCGGCATAGCGACTGGCGTTCGTCTCATTTCGGATGCGTTCGGTGCCGACAATCCGGTCTCTCAAAATATTCGCGGTGTAGAGAACTACCTGCAGGGACTGCTCAGCGCACAAGCCAAGAATGACCAGCAAGAAATTGCTCGGATCATGAAGGAAGCCGAAGACAAGGGCGTTGGTACTCAAGTCATAGCGGCACTCGAAGCGTTTGGTACGGCACCGGTTGACTTCATCGCTCAGGCTGCAGGTACTGCGGCTCCGACGCTTGCGGGCGGTCTTGCGGCTCAGTTGCTCAAAGCCCCGGCACTCCTTGCTTCGACTGGTGTTGGTGCCGTCATGGGCGCGGGCACAGTCAAAAGTTCGATCTATGACGAGGTCAAGCAGACTCTTACTGACCTTGGCGCGTCACCAGAAGATGCCGAAAAGAAGGCCATACTGGCGCAAGAGTACGGTGGCGAGAACCTTGATCAGATCCTGCTAGGCACCGTGATTGGTGGTGCTGCGGGCCGGTTCGGTATTGAATCCAACGTAGCCAAAGCAATTGCTGGCGACATCGGCAAAAAGACCGTACTGAAGGCAGCAGCCCAAGAAGCCGCGCCGGAAGCGATTCAAGCAGGTCAAGAGCAAGTTGCTCAGAATATCGCCCTGCAGCGTGAAGGCGTAGATGTCCCCACATTCCGTGGCGCTGTCGGTGCCGGAACGTTAGAAGCACTAGCAGGGGCTGGGCTTGGTGGCCTTGGTGAGTTGGCTACTCGACGTCTCGGACCTGAGCCGGAAGCTCCACCAGAAGCACCGCCAGAAGTTACGCCGGAGGCGACGCCTGCTCCAGAAGCGACTCCTGCTCCGCCCGCTCCACCTGTTGCAGAAGGTGAGGCTGCACCGCCTTCGCGTGAGCAGTTGCTGGCAGAGTTTGAAGAAGTTGAACCGGCTCCAGAAAGCGAGACCGCACAGAAGTTTGAGTCTGTTGTTGAGAAGATTAGGGCGACTGAACCGGAAGCAGCGGCGGCAGTTGAGCCAACAGTTACAGCGGAACCTACTCCTCCGACACCGACTACTGCCCCCGAAGAAACCGTAGTAGATTATGACGCCATAGAAGCGGAGCAAAACCGTGTCCTACAGCAAACACTCGCGACGGCAGATATCGATGCAGAACCCGCAGTATCCGCCCCAACTGCTGCGGCTCCTGTCGAGGCTAAGCCTAGAGGACGTAGAGGACGCGCTGCTGCACCTGTATCAGGAGAACCCGTCACCGCCGCAGAAGCCGCAACTCCGGGAACTCTCAACGAGGGAGTGGGAAATGTTACAGACGCTACTAACCGATCTGTTACTGGAAGCGGTGACCGAACCCCTGCACTAGAGAAGCAGACTGTCGAGACCCCGCTAGAGCGGTATGAGTCCGTTCTGCGTCGTATTGAAGGTCTGGTCACGGCTCGCCGTGCGACTCCGATCATCGTCAATCGCCTTCGTACTCAGGCTCGTGAAGCCAACCCAGTACGTAATCCAGAAGGCTACGAACTCATCCTCAAGCAGGCCGAGGAAATCCTTGACCGGTTTGAAGACTCTGCAGAAAAGATTGAGTCCGATCAGTCTGGTCGCGGCATGGACCTGCGTGAGCAGCGTCTCAGAACACAAGAAGGCGTCGCCCTTGACCGTGCCCAGCGTCAGATTGAGCAAGACCGCATCGCTAATTCGCTGCGCGACAGCTACGACCGTAAGCTCAGCGATGAAGAACTCCTACCCAAGTATGCGCTTGAAATGCGCGGGGCGTTGGAAGGCAACGACCTCAAGACTGTAACGCAGCTTTTGGTTGATAAGCGTGCGGCTGTGGACATGGTGCCGAAGCGGATGGAAGCATACCGTCCGGTCTTCACGGCGGTAGCCCGCAAACTCAACAGTGTCGATTTCGGTAACGTCAAAGTCCAAACCGAAGCTACGCCGGGTGCCAACCTTGAGACATTTAAACGTCTTAAAGACGAACACAAATACGCTGAGTACGATCCGGCTAACAACACGATCTACGTTCGCCGCGACAAAATTAACGGCGGCGCTGTCATGCACGAGCTGGTCCATGCGGGCACCGTGCGGGTACTACGGCAGTACGAACTAGACAAGAGCAAACTGACTCCGGAGCAGAGACTAGGTGCTGAGCGTCTGATCGGCGTGTACGACTTGGTCATGCAGCAGACGGGCGACATCTCGTTGGTTCGTGAGTACGAGCCTGCCTTCGATAGCGTCTACGAGTTCGTTGCATACGGCATGACTTCGCCGATGTTTCAGGCTCGCCTTGCGCGGATTGAAGTCCCACTGCCGAATGGCATTAAGAATCTGTGGACGGAGTTCGTCAAAGCCGTGGCCAACATGTTTGGCGTTACGGTCAAGTCAGATGGCATGTCGGCGCTCGACGTTACCGGTCAAGCGTTCAGTGAAATCCTTTCCGCCCCCGTAGAAGAGGGGATAACTGGTGTCAGTCCGCTGGCGGCAAAAGAAGCCGAGAAGACACCCAAGCCGAAAGTCGATCCGCTGGAGCAAGTGAGAAAGCGTCGGCAGGGATTTGAAGCTGAGCGCCTGACGTTCCGTGGTCTCATCAAGAACAGAACGTCGCAGGAAGGAATCCAAGAGATCATCCGTAAGTATCAAGACAGTTTGATCAACGTTCGCGTTTTGCAGCGTGACATGGATCGGGCTGAAGTCGCTAACTGGGCCTCCGGTCAGAACGGTGGCAACACTCTTGCTGCAGCCAACGATGAGTCGGCGGGCAAGTACGACGTAAAAGAAAAGATCATCGCGCCGTTGATGCAGAACGTCATCAAGGCGTACACAGCCTATCAGGCAAAGACAGGACTCAAGTTTGTTGACGCCCTCGACAAGCTCGACATGTTCTTCATCGCTGAGACAAGCGACCAGCGTCGGCTGACCAATTACCTCAAAGAGAAGCCACTGAAGACCACGCCGTCCGTCAGGCTGAAGGGCAGCGACAAACTGATCAGTTACGCGCAGCTTCGCGACATGCTGATCGATTCCGTGCAGACGAACCAAGAACTGGACGGTGCAACCCGTGACGCCATCTATGCACGGCTGCTGCAGCTAGCAGGTATTGAGATCGGGCCGGACGGCAAGCCACGTAAGTCTGCCGATGCTGACAAGTACGCTGATCCGCTGGGCGCTTCGTATGGCCAGTTGGATCGTAAGGGCGAAGCTCGTAAACCGGGTAAGCGTCCGGTCGATTACGAAGATCCTGCGTACGACATCATCCAAGATTGGGACTACGAGACTAACAACGGAATCTTGCGTCAAATGGCGCAGGAGATGAAGCTGTACGGCAACGAGATCAAGGCTGTACGTGAGGCACTGATTCAACTCGACAAGGTGACGCAGCAGTTCAATGCTGAAGCTAATCACCTGACGCAGCCTGCGAAGAATTTGATCAAGCTCTACGGCTGGGACAAGTACGTTCCGTTGATGGGTAAAGTCAAACCCAGCGTCGAGAAAAAGAATCAGGTCCTCTATTTAAATACTGTACCGAACGAAATCCTGCCGGGTTTCCGTGGTCGTGAAAGTGCACCTGATAGCCCGATCATGATGAGTATGATCAACGCCGGTAAGGCAGCGACTCGCGCTGCACGTGCGGACATCGTGCCGACACTTATCAACTTGATTAAGCCTAATTTCAAAAGCGGCAGACAGTACGTCAAGGGCGAGATGGTCGGGGTCATCAAGTTCAATGATCGCTATAAGGGCGAGATCAACTTCGAGGAGACCGACAGCAAGGGCGGCAAAAAGTGGGTCGGTAAGGACAAGTTCTACAACTATCTGCCGAACGGTGACATCGAAGTCTGGCAGGTCAATGATCCCAAGATCATCGAAGCGTTACGTCCAGAGTGGGAGCCGGAGAAGACCACCGAAGGCCGAGTCATGTCTGCCATACGTACGTTTACCAGCATTGTGGGTCAAGGTCATACTCGTTATCAGCCCAAGTTTGCACCGTATGATTTCATTAGAAATACTGTCTTCAACTCTACCGCCATAGCGAACGAGTTGGGACCTGCTAACGGCGCTAAGTATTTTGCGATAGTGGGCAAAGAGGTATTCGGCAAGCTTCGTATTCCTCAAATGCTTCGTGTTGCTGGAGCCTACAACAGCGGCAACATGGAGAAGATTAAGAAGATTGGTGGTTACAACCCCAGTACCAACACATGGCGTGATCCGTTTGTGCGCGATGCGTACCGGTACTTGGAGCGCGGCGGTCGCGTGTCGATTGTCCGTAGCTGGCAGACTCGCAACAAATTTGAAGAACTGCTCGACGATTCAAACAAAGGCATCGCTCGTAAACAGTTTGACAAAACGAAAGAAGCCGTTGATTGGGTCTTTGACTCATGGATGGACGGGTTTGACTTCGTTGCCCGCGTACAGGCGTACCGCAGCGCCATGTCTGTTGCTGAGACTGACAAGAAACTGAAGGGAGAAGCCGCAGAACGTTTTGCACTGAGCTTCGCCAAAAATACAGCAAATTTTGAAAAGAAGGGTATAGAGAAATGGCCCACGGCGTTGTTTGCATTCTGGGGGCCTTCGGCCACCGGCGCTGTACGCGCTTTTGAATCTATCGCGCCTGCATTTAGAAATGCACGTGACGTACTAGAAGAACTGCCGGAAGAAATTAAGAACGACCCAGCGGCTCGTGAGAACTATTTCAATAACTACGTTCAGCAAAAGCGCAATGCTCAGATGACGTTGGGTTTCTTGCTTGGCATGGGTTTTGTGCTGTACGAGATGGCTCGCTCCTTGGGTGGCATGGGCGGCGATGACGATGAGCAGAAGAACTCGGTAGCTTCGGATAGCAAGGAGCTGTGGACGCGCAATGTGCGTATTCCGCTCGACTGGCTCGACTTACCGTCTCTGAAAGATAAGTACTTCCAATTTCCGTGGGGCTTCGGCATGGGAGCCTTCGGTGCAGCCGGTGCACAATTCGCTGCGTTTAGAAATTCTGACCAATCTTTTTCGGAAACGGTCGGTAACCTCGCCGCTATTGCGTCTGACAGTTTCTTGCCCCTGCCGATTGCTCGATATAACCCAACTGATGCGCCTTTGGTGTGGCTATTTGACTCATCACTCCCCACCGTTGTTCGCCCTATTTTTGAATCAATCGCTAACATGAGCGGCACGGGGCAGACTATTTACCGTGATTACTATAACAAGTACGGTCCTGCTTATGGTGGTTCAGAAAATGTTGAAGAAATGTATCGATACATCACGGATACAATTAACAAGGCAACGTTAGGCCGCTATCAATTTGATCCTGCTCAAGTTCGATTCTTCTTGACCGCTTATGCTGACGGGTTTGCGGGTATCGGTGCAGACATGACTAACATTGTCTTGGCTGCGAAGGGAGTCAAAGATTTTGACATCAAGACTGATACAGTATTTTTAGATAGCTTTATCGGTAACAAAATCAGTCCGTCACTCATCAAGTACGGCGAGGCAAGGAAGAAACTGGAAATACTGAAGCGCGGCTACGACACGGCTATCAACAATCCGGACGAAGAGTTCCAGCGCCGTTTCCTTGAAAAGTATCCAGAAGCTCCGGCTATTGTGCAGATGTACAACATGCAGACAGCGCAGTTGAATAAGGTCTCACAGGCGACTAACGCTTACGCTATGTATGCCGAGACACCTGCAGACCGTAAAGCGTTCAAGAAGGAAATGAACGGCGTCCGTGATATGTATATGGATCAAGTGTCGAGTCTGTACGAAGCGTACAAGGGCGATATCGATACTTACTACGATCCTCTCTTCCGGTACGTAACGTCTAAGTAACGCGCCAGACTCGGATGCCGAGGCGTCCATCCTTGGACGAGGGATAGGCTTTCACCTTAACCCCTGCCACCTTGGCTCTATTCTCAACAGCAAACAGCAGCTCGGCTGGGCGCAGCGTTGGGATAAAGAAACTGTCGCCCACGTTCATCCCGTCAAACGGAAAGATCCATTCCGGCTCACGGATTCTGTTCATTCTTGCTCAAGAGTTCTTCGGGCAGTCTAGCCTTGATGGCATAGACGGCAACCGCGTTGTCGTAAAGTCCTTTGCCCCAGCCGCCGCAGTTGTTGATGATGCGCTGCCGGTCGATCTTTAAACCATGCGCCTTCATGGCCTCCTCAAACTCGCGGGTGCTGACCTGCTTCGGAGCTAAGAACTTCTTCATCGCACTCTTAGAGATGTAGTGCGTACTGTTAAAGATCTCGGATCTACCCATCACAGGCTTACCCAGCGCAGGCGTCTGGATCAATTTGCCGGGTTCCTCCAGCACGAGGATGCCAGCCCAGTTCTCCATGAAGAACTCTGTCAGTAGGCCCGGGTAGTCGGTCTTGTTGATCTTGACCGTGTCTTCCTTCAACTGAATCACTTCGAGGATGACGGCATCGAAGATGCGCTCAAGGTCCAGATCAATGATCCCAGCCTCGACGGCCAACTCACCACCCGCGAACGTCGCAGCCACAACATGGCGGTAGAAGCGATAGCCCGTGTCGTTACCTACGCGGTCGTTGAACCGCTTGTACCACTTGTCTACAAGGGCCTTGACGTATAACTGACCCTTCTTGAAGTAGTACTGGATGAACTCGATACCGGCGTGACCGTAGTGAAACCGGAACTTGTCGAAGTACTCGATACCCACTTCATCAGTGAGCCACTCAGGCTGCTTGATCCTGAACTCGATGAGACGCGCCATCTCGCCGTCCGGGCTTTCCTTCAACGACTCCAGCTTGTTGTAGATCGACTGATTGCTCGTGAAGAACGTAATCATCGAGGCAGAGGCTTCGTGCTCACGCTCAGCATTAGTCGAGGCTTGCATACGAATCTTGGCCTTGCCATGCGAGACCGAGTGAATCAGTTTGGCCAGCTCCTCGGGCTTAGCGTTGGATGCTTCATCGATACCGAAGATGATGTTCTTCAGGTTGAGGTAGCGCCCGATGAATCCGTTCTGGGTCGCGCCTTGGTCCACAAGACTCAGCTCTTTCGGATTACCCCAGATGCTGATGGCTGCATACAGTGAGCCGGTCTTACCCGTACCGGAATTGGCGCTCAGGAAACAGATTGACGACCCTGCCACCGGAGTCAGGCTCATTAGCGGAGAACCGAACCCAGTCAGCATACCGAAAGCGTGCATCTCGAAGCCCGGGCGGTTGAAGACTGTGGTCGCCTGCTTCCACGCGATGTACTCGCCCATCGGCTTTAAATGTTGTGCCACGACACGGACTAGCGGAGAGGATGCTGCCTTGACCACTTCGCCGTTGCTACGAATCTCAGTGTTACCGATGACGAAAGCGTCCCGGTCTGCTGTCCAACCCATTTGCATTCTCATTTGCTCTGCTCTCCCAGTGCTCGACATGTATTCCTGCCAGCGGATGAAGTACTTCATCACCAGCTTCAGTCTGTCGGGATCAAACGTTACGCCGCTCCGCACGATGGCCTTCGTCAGGTGCTCGCCCGAGAACACGTGATCCACCGGCAGCAAGAACTCGCGATACCCATCCAACGGCATGACCGTGCGGATCATCAGGCACTCGCCATCAAACTGACTGAACAGTCGCTTGTATGGGTATATGGGGCGCGTTATCAACTCAATCGGCGGGTCTTGTTTGACCTTACCGCTCTTATCCACGGTCGCCGGAGGCGTGTACATGATGCTGCCCCGGGCGCTACGAGCGAACGGCTCAAGGTACTCCGGGAAAATCAGCAGGTCACGGTCGTCTGCCTCACCCCAAACCGTATCTTCCTCATCCGCCGCAAGAGGCAGAGGCGGGGGCAACGGGGCCGTGGGGGCTGTCGGCAGGCGGACCTTCCGCGCCAAGGCAATCGGCGATGTGATCTTTCCCTTGAACGGGCAGTCCTCGCAACCATCTGGGTTCTCTTCTGAGAACTTACCGCAGGTCCACGGGCCAGTAGCCTTGGCGGTCTCCTGTGCTTTGAGGGACGCAGCTTCAAACGTGTAGTCCGGATGGCCTTCTGACACAGCACGGATGGCATCGTCTCTGTCCGTACACCGCTGGGCAATTGACAAAGTCCCGAACCAAAGACCGTATGGCAGGGTCTCGCGGTTCTCGATGGCGTGTTTAATCTGGTTGCAGCCGTTGCCGGAGAGACTGCGCTCGGCCAGCAGGGCGAAAGAATCCTCGAAGTTGTCGAGACGGGCGATGGCCTTCGTCTCTTCATCCATGCCCTTGGACTTGGCTTTGATGACCTCAATCGACTGGGTCTCATCCTCGCCACCAAGGAAAGATTTAAATGCACCGAAGTCGTATTGGTTGAAGTCGGTGTCGATGAACTTGGAATGTGCCTGCACCCGGACGTTGAAAGTCTCAGGACAACGCATGATGCGAGCCGCATCCGCTGTAACGGCAGGGTCAATCAGCAGACCTTTGTCCATGCAGAACTGCTTGAAGCGGGTAGCGTAAGTCTTCCACTCCTCGGCAGGAACGTCGTCTTCGAAGAGCCAGTACGCTTGGATGCCGCCACCCGAATCGATGCGGACAGGCGGAGGCAGCTCGACTTCGTTTAGGAAATTATCGAGAGCCGATAACGCCTCTTCCTTGCTCGGGTAAGAGACACTGCCGTGGTTAACGTCAAGGTCAACGAAGAAGGAACGCCCAAACGCAGCGTTCGCCGCCATGCGGCTTTCGTTCTCAAACGAGCACGGAGCAACGTAGACGTTCTGTTCGCGTTGATCTGAATGTCCAGCTAGTGCCGATTCAAGTTCATCAATCGAATACACGTACTCATGCCGGGTCCTTTTGGTTTCCGGATTGATCAGTGCTACGCAGTAGACACCCTGCGTCGGTAATGCTTTTTCGTAAAATTGTTTTCTCATAAGCGCAGCGAGAAATAAGGCGGGGTGTCAGTCCCCCGCCGTGAAGGGTAGAAGTCATGTCAGCGTATTTTCTTCCCGATCATCGACTCGATGTAATCAGTCGCGGCGTCGATGTTTGCAACGGGAAGTACTCCGCTTTCAAAGTCTTCCTTCAAAAGGTCAATGAAGACCTCCACTGCCTTACGTCTATGCTCTCGGACTCCTTGCCCGCGAAACCAACTGTAGACCGTAGTCGGAGAAGTCTCCAACGCAACCGCTACTAGCGTGGCAGGTATGTTCGCCTTCACGCACAGTTTCGCCAGCTTGATACCAAGCGTGTCAAGCTTGGATCTTTCCAAGGCAATTAGAAATTTACTACCGTAAGGTCGTGCCATGTGTCACCGTTATTTTTTCTTAGACCACTTCTTGATTACATCAGACACGTCTTCAGCGGGAACCGTTTCCTTGTCTGACTTGCGAAGCGTCGGCTCAGGAACTGCCGGGGCCTCGCCCTCATCAGCCTGATACACGTTCAGCTTGACAGCATTCTCAGCGGCCTGCGAGTTTGACTGCGCTTCAAGGGCAGGCAGAAGTGAATCGTCGATAGCTGAAACAGGCGAGAACATCACCTTCGGTACAGGCGACTTGGTGTCGAACTGCATCTTGGTAATGACGTGCTTCGCGCTGATGTTGTTATTTGCCAAATACTGACAGTACGGACGGAAACCCCACTTGCCACTGTCCTCCTTAGCGAACGCGGACGTTGCCGGAAGAACAAGCTGCATCACATCACCGGACGGATCGTTGGGAAGCACTACTGCCGTACGCCATGACAAGCGACAAGCAGCGCCACTACCACCTTGACCCGAACCCTTGACGCTCCACTGACAAGAGTCGCATGACGAGGACTGCGGGTTTCTGACTTCCGGATCGGGCGTCTTGGAGTTGCTCGACCAGCAAGCCGGAGAAACCTTTTCACCTTCCCGGTATGCGTCCGTGTAGTACGTGCGGCTCGGATCAGGGGCCATCTTCACGAAGATCACGTTCATGTGACGGTCTTCGATAGCGGCTACTTCTTTGCCACCGACATACTTACGGAAGACGCCGCCTTTGATGCTGATGCGCTTACTGCCACCACCGCCACCGCCACCAGACTTACCGGCAACTGCGAGGGTTTCCGCGTCAACACCAACCTTGGCAAGACTGGACTTGATACTAAGAATCAGATCGTTACTCATAAACTACTCCTAACTAGCTCTACGAACCGTGATGCCGTATTCGCGCATCACATTAACACCGGGCGGAAGACCTTGGCCTTCGATGTTGGCCATGTGCTCCCTGAAATTACCCTGATGTATACGTCGCTCAAGAAGCTCCACAGCCTCGTTCTCAAGGACATAATTCCCAAAATTCTCCCAGTCGGTGCAGTAGAACCGCTCGTTAACCTTGCGGATCACAGTGCCCACGCTGGTCTTAATGCTGTCAGCGCCGACATCGTTGCAGATGCTAAGCATGGTCTGCTCGATCTTCTCCATATCGTTGACCAACTTCTTATCGGCGGTCTCGTATTCTTCTTTGAGCTTCGCACGTTCATCACGGAGCGCGATGTATGCGGTAACAAGCTCCTCGGTATTGATGTTACTCATTGCTTTCCAACTCCTGTTTGTACAACTCAACTAACTGATTGTGACTATCTACTTTACCCTGCAGCATCTTGTACATCTTGCGCTCGACTTCCGAACCTTCGAGATGAACTACCGTCATCTTGTTCTTCTGTCCTACGCGATCAATACGAGCAATACACTGCAGATACGTCTCCACGCTCATGACTGGGGACCAGAACACAACGGTGTCGGCAGCGGTAAGCGTGACGCCATGCGAAGCAGCTTGGGGTTGAATGACGAGAACGCGAGGGTTCTCTTGTGTCTGAAATCTTTGAATGATGTCAGACCGTTTCGTTGCACCCACTGAGCCTTGTATGACTTCGTTACTGTAGCCCTTTTCCGTTAAGTAGTTTGATACCAATTCAATCGTGTGCGTGTACGAAACGAATACTACAACCTTGTTTACGGTTTCATCAAGTACTTCTTTTAGTGCGTTTAAACGTGGCGAGATGTCGAACTCAACCACCTCGCGGGTGTCGGTGTACACAGCACCGCCTGATATCTGTAGAAGCTTGTTGAGACTTGCTGCGGCATTGACTGCTGTGACTTGTTCGCCTGCTGCCTGAATCAACATTTGGCTTTTGAGGCGCTTGTAATAGAGCTGCACTTGTGCAGTCAGCGCGACTTCTCGGGTTTGGTACGTCAGCTCCGGCAGATCAAGGCACTCGGCTTTCGTAAAGCGAATTGCCGGTTGTAATGCATTGAATACGTCTTCTTGTGCGGTGCGCTTCGGTATCCATTTGAATCGTGTGATCTGCATCATGACTCGGTCGCGCCATGCCGTCATGAACTTGGGGACTCGATACGGCGAGACAAGTTTAGCTAACCCGAACGCATCAACCGGTGACTGAGACGCTGGTGTACCCGTCATCATCCAGAGCCATGTGTGCGGTAGCACCAGCTTAGACAGCGCCTTCCAGCGTTTCGTGCTGGCTGTCTTGTAGGCGTTCGCTTCGTCAACGATGATTAGATCAAAGTTTGCTGCGGCGAGTTCTTCGGCGACAACGTGTATGCCGTCGTAGTTAATGATCGTGAAGTCATAGTTGTTGCGTATGATTTTCTTGCGCTTGTCAGACGGGCCGTACGCCACAGCACAAGTGCGGTGCATAGCAGTCTTCAGCACATCGGCTTGCCATGCCGAATACATGATCGAGAGGGGGCAGATGACGAGGACTTTCTTAACCAGCCCCGCATTCATCAAATAGTCCGCTGCCCAGATGGCGGCACTCGTCTTGCCGGTGCCCGCTTCGTTAAAGCAGAAGGCACGTTGTCGGACTGACAAGAACGCTGCGGTTTCTTTCTGGTGAGCGAACGGCTTGTAAATACCGGGCCACTTGTAATCCCGCAGCATAGGCGCTGGGACTTTGAATGCAGGGATAGCTACGTCACAGATGTGCGTGAGCCGCTGGACTTCTTCCTGTCCCCAGTAGAGCAGCAGCTCTTTCTCGTCACCTTCGGATTTGTGGATCTCGCACTTGTCGATGCATCCGTAGACATCATCGGCGAGTTGGTACGGCAGTCGAAACTGCAACACAGTGTCATCAATAATCTGCATAACTACTCCAATACTGAGACCCCTTACGGGGGTTAGTCGGTTAGTGCCCAGCCCGGAAAAGCAATAAAGCAGAGCCGTCACTAACAGACATGGTTAAGCGCGTGTGATTACGCTAGGGGGAAGTGGGTAAGAACCCCCTGTCCTCCACACTCATGCCTTGTGGGGACTACTTCATCGCACCGCTTGAGGTACGCTTGAAAGAGCGGTTGCGACGAACTGACTGGATTGTATATCCATCTTTGTTGGTGCCGCCTTTTGATAACGCTTTCTTGTGGGCAATATCTTTGCCCTCACGGCGGTCGGCTTTTCCGTTTCCATTTAAATCTTTACCAGTCTTGTCCACGGTTCGACGTGCGCGTTGTCGCTCCATGCGATCCGCGTGTTCCTGTCTTGCCTTCTGCTGCTGGTACTCTTTCTTGTACGGACGAGGTTTATTGACGTACGGCATTTTGTTCTCCAAACATCAAAGCAATCTTGATGGAATCAACTGGCCACAGGCTCATGCTCTTGTCTTCAACACCGCTCGACTTCAGACCTTCGTTCAAGGTGAGTGTCGGCTCTGGCAAACCAAACGTGACCAAGTTGATTGGTCGCCATCCCCCAAAGTTTATATCGCTTGTGCTCGTGTGGTTGGGGAAATTAGTAGTAAGGAAATACTTCGCGCCACTTTCGCATACGTTGAACAATGCTTTACGAACGGCATGGTTGGGGAAGTGCCCCAAGCAGTCCCTGCAGATTACGAGATCGGCTGTCGGCAGTTGGTCCGTAAGTAAGTCCAAGCAGACAAACGTCTTGTCAGGGTACTTGCTCTGGTTGCTGCTGATCAGGTCTTCAACGATGTCTGCTCCCGTGTAGTCAATCGACTCCATCGGTACTTGGCTCATCCAGTTAAAGTCACCGCACGGCAGGTCGAGGATGCTTTTCACGTTCAATCTTTTAAATAAGTCCGGAAGCTGACTAACCAAGTCGCGTGTCGATTGAATCGTAGAACCGGGGCCGCTTCGGCTCTCGGAACTGTTCCAAGCATTATCGGAATAAATTTCAATAAATACTTTTTTATAATCGCTGGCCATTATGGGTTTCCATCAAGTCTGCTGTCTGGTCCAGAGCACCTTTAAGATACTTGTGGAATCCAAAATTAACTTCAAACTTCTCCTGCAGCTTCTTGTGCGCGGCTTCTAGTTTTGCGTACTTCTCTTGACCAAGAAGTATTTCTGCTTTTAAAGCATCAATACGCACATGAAGGTCGCCGATTATTTTCCGTTTCTTGTCTATTTCCTTGTACGCATCGCGTATCTCTTCACCGTTCTTTAACTTCTTTATGCGATCAATTTTCTTTCTCAGTTCTTTTCTGAGTCGCTTAACTTCTAATTCCCATGACAAGATCGGGTCAATTTCATCTATGTGCATTTGCTACCTCACCCTTTGAAACTGACAGGTAGTCACCGGACACCAGCCGCACAGCGGGGTCGGGTTCTCAGGCCACTTGTCGTGTTCATGCGACAGTCTTAGACGCTCCAGCTCGGGGATGAAGTTTTCCCACATCGAGCTGACCTGTTCGCGCTTGTACTCTTCATCGATGAACGTGTTGTGCGCGACAAACAACAGTCCTGCTTTTATGTTATTAACCTGCGGGAAGTGAGCGTACGTCATCAGCGACATCAGTCGTAACTGCTTCACGTCTGGATACTTCGCACTTCCCGTCTTGTAGTCCACGATATGAGCGGTGTCACCGTTGACGATGAGCAAGTCCACGATACCGCGTACCCAATATTCCTCGCCGCCAAAGGAGCAAGGATTTAAATCCTCATTCAACGCCATGCGGTATTCAGGGAATCGTTCTCCGTCGATGCCGAGCAGGGCATCCAGCATGGGTCGATACCGCTCATAGTTCTTCTCTAGCGGCCTGCCATCTTTGACGTAGTTCTCCAGTGCACTGTGCACAGCCGTACCGTACAGCATCTGCTGCGTAGGCCGCTTCGTAAAATTCTTAGCAACCTTAACTTCGTAATACTGCCGAGGGCAGTTCACGTAATCCTTCAGTCCACTGTAGCTCCACTTAATCACTCAGCATTCTCCGTATGACTCGCCCCATTTGGCTTCACAGGCGACAGGTAAATCTGCACACCAATCTGGTGCAGTAGACATAACTTTTGTTATGAAATCAACTGCTTCTGTCGCTTCAGCTTTAGGGACAACCATCACGGCAGCGTCATGCACTGTCAGGACGGGTCGATATTTCTCCCGGATCTTAATCATCTGTTCGCCCACGATGATGCGGGCAAGTGCCTGCACCACGTTCTCCACCATCGAGCCGCCCCAGATGTTGACCGGCCCCTTGCGTGAGTCATAGATCATCTTGCCATTCTCATCTAGTCGCAGGTTTGCGTACCGGATGTGTAGATGATTCGGTAGTTCAATACCGTCCGGAGTGATCCATAGAGCTTCGCCAAAGCCCAAAGAGAAACTCTTCTTTGACCCTTTCATCATGGCATTTAAAGCACGGTCACACTCTGCCCAGAGATCCGGAATCTTGTTGTTCTCGGTGCGGTACACGGTCACATACCGCTTGGCTTCTTCCTCTGTGATGTCTGCCCCGGGTGGCTGCGTCTTCAGAGTGTGCCGGAGCTTCAGTGCCCCAGTGCCGTACCCAAGGCCGAGGATGCAGGTCTTGCCCACGAACCGCTCGACAGGGTCTTTCTTACTGATCTCCCTGCCGTAGATCTTGCTGGCAAAGATCGAATACACATCCTCGCCTTTGCGAAACTGCTCGACTACAGATGCTTGGCCAGCCAGCCACGCAAGGACGCGAGCTTCGATTTGCGAGGAGTCGCAGTTGATAACGACATGACCCGGCGGAGCCACCACCGAATTTTTGAGTGTCTTCTTTTTCTTATCTCGTGATGGAAGGTTTTGTAGGTTGACGGCGTCCATACCCGACCAGCGACCCGTGTGAGCGCCGTAATACTTGAGCGGGATAGGTAGCCGACCACGGTTCCTACCACGAATATGAATAAAGCGTTCAATTCTGCTTTCCTCCAGTGTTGATTTAGTACCCAGACGTACCGCGCAGAGTTGCTGGATGACTGGGTCTTCATGCCCCTGCAACTCAATAAACTTCTCGTCGTTCTTGGCAAACGCAAACGTCTCCTTGCCCGTCGTGGGGCTAGTCTTGGTGGGCGGCTTGATACCGTGATTCTCCAAGACCTTGGCAAACTGTTTGTTACTGCAGAGTTTCTTGCGTACCTCTTCCTCGTTCTCTGCTTTCAGGACATCTTTCAGACCGCCAAGTAGCTCCATCTTCTCGGCACGGATTTCCTCTAGTCGATCCATCAGCAAAGCGTCGTCAATCATCAGCATCGGATCGATGAACATCCGCAGCGTCAGATCAATCAGCTCAAGTTCTGTTCCCGGAAATCTTTCAGACAGACGATTAAAAAGATTAAAGGTAAGGTTAACGTCATTAATACAATAATTGCCGTACTGAGCAAGATCGATGTCAGTAAATTCACTACGCTTTTTACCCAAGGCATCTACCACCTCCGTGCCTTTCTTCCCTAAGTTATACCGCTCGACCAGAGCGGCAAGTGATCCCCCCGCATCTACGCCATGAATGGCTCGCGCCATGCAGAGCGTATCCATATAGAAAGCAGGCTTGATGTTAAAGATCCAAGCCAGTATCGCCCCGTCAAACAATGTGTTGTGACAGAGAAGTGCTGAGTGTTCCCAGTCAAACTTTTTAAGAAACGCTGCGATGTCGTTGTGCGATCCACTGAACCATTCGGTGGGTTCGTTGTCTGCCTTGACCGCAACACCAATCACTTCAAACCGCTTGTCGCGGATGTATTCCTCAGTCGTGTACTTGGATAGGCTGAACTCTTTCGAGTAGTACGTTTCGAAGTCCAGTGTGATAACGCTCACTAGTCAACACTCCACGTGTCAGTCTGCCGCTTCAGTCTTGGCCACTCAGATGCCGTGATGAAAGACTTATCCTGCACGAGGATGTGGTTAGTGGGCTGTGCCGTGAACCTACCGTTATCCAACTTGATAAAGTAGAATTCCTTCGACTGCTCCGGCTCCAAACTAAACCCATCCAGCATGGGTATTGCCGTGAACATATACTTTCCGGTCAGTTCTTTCTTTGACCGTAATCGAACGATTACAGGCACAGCTTCAAGAAACGGATACTCCACCATACTGAAATGGTGGCCATAACAATCCCATGTTTGGCTGTCGCTCGGCCCCCACTCCATAGATTCTGCGGTGATTTTGTGCGTCAGTTGATGCAGCGGTACGTTGCGGTATACCGCTCCGCATTCAAGCATCACATGACAGCCCCATGTGCGACCGGGATGGCTGACTAGACCAAACCATGACACTCGTAACCAATCTTCGTTGCCTAGAGCGTGTGGCTGCACGTAGCAGTATGTGTGTCGGGGTAGCGGCCCCGCGCCTGAGTAAATCATATGGAAGGTATCAGCCTATTGCATTTCCAACCTTTTGGAGTCTCGATAAACCCAGCGGCTTTTAAAGACTCCTGATTGCGGCAGTAGCCGCCCATGTATTTGTGCTTACGAAAGGATTCCGGATCGATGAAGGTCTGTTTGCAGCTTCTGCACTTTCTTACCTTTGCGACGCTTGCCATATCCTTGTGCCTTTACCTTTTCCAGTTCGTCTCGCAGGGCTTTGATCTCATCGGCACAACGCCAAAGAACCGCACCTGCAACCATAAATTTAAATTCAGTTGATACTTCCGGGCTGTTCATCTGAGCAGGCAGTTCGCGTATCAACTCCAGTATGTCGCCTTCCATATTCATTTGAATGCTCCCGGAGAGAGTTTGTAATTATGCATGAAGAGAGACTTGTCGAGAGCCTTCGGCTCTAATTTTTTGTTCAAGTAATCAATCCCAGTAAAGCGAATGTAGTCGTGCAGCGACCGCCGAGTACCAAGCCCATATACACCGACATCATCACCCGTCACGATGCGCTTCAGTCTATCGAGCGACCGCGCATTTAAAGCTTGCCAGTTTGTCTGACGTTCTACGCCGTCACTCCAGAACCGCTGCTTATAGGCAGAGACGTAGTAGTGGTAGAACATCAGGGGCGAGATGTGAAAGATGTTGTAGCCATGCGTCCATGATCGAAGCGAGACAGATTGCTCTTCGCCTTCAAAGAACAGATACGGATCGTAGGGCACTTCTTCTGCCCACTTGCCTAGCGTGAACAAACACCCTGCAGCAACAAGATAGCCCGGGACAAAGTGTCTCTTCGGTACATAGTCGCACTGAACGCCGACGAAATAGTTATCTGTAAACACTGTGTCTTTCTGTACGGGGCGGCACACCCGGGTCAGATGTATGAATTCATCCGGGCTTTTGATCTTCACTATCGGGTTGTTGATGATGTCGTCGTCCTTGGCTTCCATCGAGTACGGCATATTGGTAATCATTGGCCGCTCGTGGTGCTCCCGCAGATGGGTCATGGCTGCATCCATCAGCCGATCCCAGCCCGGTTCAAACCCGATGTGCGAATCGATCTGAAAGTAATAGTCCTCGTTGCCCCATAGAGTTTGGCCTACGCTACGCGCCCAGCAGCAGCCCCGGCTCTGGTCAGGGTCAACCCGGACGTAGCGTATCTGCTTGCTGTACGGCAGCGATTTGTAATCAAACGCATCCTTCTCGTACGTCTGCTCCACGATGCCAAACACCAAGTGATCTTTGTTCTTGGCGTTCTCGTAGGCATCTTGCACTGTCCATGCAAGGAGCGGATCTCGATACGAAGCGATGCTGACTAAAGTTCTAAATGACTTCACTTTTCACTTTTGCGTAGTAGTTCTAACTCAGTCTTCAAAGTATTCAGCTCTAACAAGAGGACTGTAGCCTCGTCGAACAGTCCCGCTCTGCGAATATTCTCTAAGGATCGCTCGACGCGCTTCTGCTGACTTTGACCATAGCCCCACGGGGCAGCACTCATTTCTTCTTTCCACGCGCCGGGTGGGGATTGGTTGTCGATTGTCACTGTCTTTACGCTCGGCTTTAATTCTGTCGTCATACTGTCTTATCCCTCGGTGAACCGCACCCGCCATGTGATACTGCTTGATACCCCATAGCTCTACTAGGTCTTTGTATTTCACGCGCTCGTCGAGTTCTCGTGCCTTACGCTTACGCTCTAACAGAAACTTGTACTGCTCGAATGTCAGAACCACGTTGAACCTCGACAGCCTTGTGTAGACCTTACCTTCCTTTCTCTTATCTCGTCCCATCTCACATCTCTTTGGCTACCGCTAACCATTCGTCGCCGTATTCCACATCGCCCCAGTCCTCGAACCAAGGACCGCCTCGGGTGAAGTGAACCGCTACAGGATTCGGGCAGATGTTCTTCGTATGCCACCCTTCCAAGTAGTTATAGGCAATCGGCAACTCACCAATGTTTTCTTCCAGCGTCCACCGGAATTGATGCAAGTACATTCCAGTTGCAATGTTGACGGTCGTTAAAGTTAGGTTTTGCTTTACATCTGGATGATCACAGTTCAACAGCATCAGGCTAGACCAATTCTTCTTCGGATACTTGTGCTGTAGATTACCGTCCATCTTTGTCGTTTCTTTCGGCTTGTACTTATGCTTTACGCATAGTACGGCGTACTTCGGATCGGCGTAGTCCATGACTCCTGCTACATCTCCTCGCCAGAAAAAGTCACAGTCCATGAACAACGCCCACCCACTGTATCCTGCAAGATACGGTGTCAGGAAACGAGTAAAGCTGAACTCAGTGCTACTTAACGGGTCATGCTCTCGCCAGTACACGTTCCGTTCACGCAGATCAGTTTGCTTGATCGGATTGATGTCGAGAAACACAGAAGAGTTCCTAGCCAAGGACTCCCGGCATACTTGATACGCAATGTCTTCACGACTGTCCCAACCGATAAAAACCTTCACGCACCGCACTCCTTCCTCGTCTCTTCACGCACCAATACCAACAACTTACTCATCACTTCGCTTTGCGTTTTTGGTTTGCCTTGTCGATGGTTCTCGTCGAACTGATTCGCCATTGCTGTAATGATTTCCCAATCAATTTGGGCAAGTTTGAGATCGTCACCGATCTGCGCCCAGACTTTCTCCTGTGGCGGCATTTGCACTACGTGTTCTGGTTTAATCTCCAAATAAGACACATCGTCATCGTTTGAAGTCATTTCTGATCTCCTGAATCAATTCTTGAATCTGATTAGTCCACGGAGCTGTCATGCCCTCGCGGGGAAATAGTTTGACTGTCGGGTAGAACAGACTGTTACGCTCGTCCTTGTGGTTCCAATACCAAAGTTTGTTTGCATCAAGCACATAGGTCGGCCTACCCATCGCCCCTGCAATATGCACGTTGGCGTTCGATACCGACACCACCGCATTACACAACGACATAATCGCCGCCACGCCTTCCAAGTCAAAGAAGTTACTAACGGTGGTCTGCCACACTTGCTTGCCTGTCTTCTCCTCAAACGGCTCGATGTCATGATCAGGTTTGCCATACTGGAGATTGACTACTTTGACATTCGGGATATCCCACAACCCAAGCAATTCTTCCAACGCCACGCTCTTGTGCTTGTCGATACGGGGCGCGGTGCTTGCCCACGATAGGCCAATGACGAATTCTTCTCCGGTCAGATTTAATTCTTGCTTGACCTGTTCAATACGCTTCGGGTTAGGCTTGATGTAGTTCGTACTGCGGTACTCGGAAATGTCTTCCCTTGTCTCGATAAAGTGTCTGCCGATACTCCCAATCGCAATTTGCGAATCGTAGTCAGAGTTCTTTACCTTGGAGTCATGTGGAATGAAAGTGATGTCAGGGTTAGCGCGTTGAAACAGTCCGATCATACGAACGTCAATCATGACCGTGACTTTCTTCGTACAACTCCTGACTTTTTCTAACAGACTTGCGTACAGTAACTGATCGCCTATGCCTTGTTCACACCATACAAGTACAGACTGGTAGGCACGATATGGTCGCCACTCGGGGAGTCTGGTCTTGAGTTTGGGCGAGTTAAATACGCTGCTGTCCCAACGCTGATCGTACAATTCCCAACCACGCTCAAAGTTGCCGGTCTGCAACTCAATCAGACCCATCGTCCACTTGGCATCTGCACTATTCGGATCAAGTTGTAAGGCTCGGCTAAAATCTTCTTTAGCCTTGTCCCAACGCTTCATCTCCCAATGCACCCGACCGCGCTGTACGTAGGACGCTACGACTAGCGGATGCAGTTCGATGATCGTGTTCAGATTCGGTAGTGCGTCGTCAAACTTGTCGCCATCAATGTTAGCGAGTGCGTCCTTGAACATATCCTGTAATGATCTCACCAGTAATCCCTCCCACTTCGTTTAGCTCCCCATGCGGGAGGTGGCACGTGCGCCCATTCTCTCTTACGAAATTCATCGGCGCGTTTAAAAAATCCAATTATCCATCTGATCATTTTTTAGCCCCCGTTTTCAGTGTTGAGTCTTCTCGTTCTTTAAGCATTGCATCTGCAATGACGTAAGACATCTTAGAGACTTCTTCGGGACGTAGTAAGACACCGTGGGATATGAGATATCCCTGCATGGCTTTCGCAGCCATG